ACTGGCGACCAATGCCGATGCCGGCACGCCTGGGGTCGTAGTGCGTCCGACGCCACAGGACACGTGGAGCGTGTCGTTCACGCGTGCCAGTGCGGCGGGGCTTAATGCGCCCGGCATGACCCAGCGGCGGCTGGGCACGGGCATGACCGTAACTCAGGTCAACGGCAATCTCGTTGTCGGAGGTGGCACGACGGCGAACTCCGAATTCCTCGCGCGCTCTGATCGCTCCTTCAATGGTGCCTTCATTCATCGGCATCAGTTGATTGCGTCGCAGCGCATTGCGAACACGAACTTTTCGGTGATGCTCGCGGACATGTTCGCCGAGGGCGCGTCATGCACGATCAACAGCGCCACCAGCATCAGCGTAACAGTGACCGCGCACGGACTGACCGCCGACAACGTGGGCCAGTCGATGTTCGTGGGTGCCATCGCCGGCGCAAACGGCGTGCCGGGTCGGTATGCGATCGCCTCGATCCCCAACGCTGACACGATCAACTTCACAGTGGCGGGTTGGCCCGCGTCGGGATCGTGCACAGTTGATCTGTTCGGCTGGTCCTACATCCGATGGCTCTACACGGGCACCACTGCGACGGCCGCGTCGGTTGACGCGCAGCGCTACGGGTACGCATCGGGCGATACCAGCGCGACGATCAATACGACCGCATCGGCCGGCCACATGGCCCAGACGCAGGTCGACGGTCGGAGCATCTATTTCCAGGATGCGCTGATCGCGTCATCCGCCGCGCCGGCGGTCACGAATCGCGCGCACAGATGGGCGAACATCCCGGACCAGGAAGTTGAGCTGTACGTGTACGTGTGGTGCTTCAACGGCGCGACCAACCCGGCCAGCAACACAACCTGGACCATGGGGTTTGTCTCCGTCGAGGACACCGTCAACCTGCCCGTGTACCTTGCCGGCGCGCGACAGATGGGCGCCAGCACGCCGATCCCAGTCGCGCAGACCGTTGCGGGTCCGACTCAACCAGTGTCTGGCACTGTCACGGCCAACATCGGCACGGGGTCGATTGCCGCTGGGACGGCCGCCATCGGCGACGTCGGCGTGCAGTACCGTGCCAGCGCCACGGGCGCCGCATCGCCGACGAACCTCAACAGTCCGGCAACGCCTGCCGTTCAGACCATCAAAGCCAGCGCTGGTCGTTTGGTCGGATTGGTCCTCACGAACACGGGTGCTGCAACGCGGTTCCTGAAGGTCTTCAACGCGACGGCACCAACGCTCGGCACGAGCGCGGCGATTCTTGACATCGCGATCCCGGTCAACCAATGCCTCGAAGTGCATCTTGAGGGCGGAATCGCGTTTGCCACCGCGATTACGTGCGCGGTGACAGGAGGCCGCGGCGTGACTGACAACACGGCTATCGCGGCTGGCGACGTGACTGGCTTTGCGCTCGCCGCGTAGTTTTCGACCAACACCAAACAGCAGAAGGAGCAACATCATGAAGAAGATCGCCTGTGTCGAAATCCTCATGCGCGATTCCGAGGGCGTGATCCAAGGGGTACAGATGGCCAACGGCTACACGGACGACGACGGCGTGACGGTCGTCATCCCCAACGGCTACGCCCCCAACATCCACGAGGCAGTGCCTGCCGACATCAGCGTGACTGTGATTCCGCCGCCCACTGCAAACACGCCTGCTGAACTGGTGTCGCGAGTGGATGACGTAGAGGCCAACACCAGCACCCTGACATTTAACCTGCCGCAGTAACCGCCCATGCTGCTGCTGCTCAACCAGCCGGCGAGCGGCAGCGTTTCTGTCAATTTAGGTGGAGGAAGCGAACAGGAACGCTCTGGTGGTCTTGCGCTCACCGGGGCAGCAGCTGGGCAGACGCTAAACGTAGGTGGTGCGGCAGAGCCCGTTGCGATTGGTGGCCTTGCGCTGGCGCCCGGGCCTGTCTCCATTGGGGCTGGAGGCGCTGCAGAGCGCGAGGCCGCTGGCGGCATTTCGAGTCTGATTGTCGTAGGCCTGTCGATTGGTGGTGTTGCCGAAATTGAGCGCGCCGGTGGGATCGCCGCGGCACCAGGCGTGGTGTCGTTGCAGGCCGGCGGCGCAGCTGAGCGCGAGCGCGCTGGCGGCGCGCAGATTGTTCCCGGCGCCGCTACCGTCGCGGCCGGCGGATACGCCGAGTTTCCGGGCGTTGGAGGCATCGCGATTTCCGCTGGGGCGGTTGATGCCGCCCTTGGAGGGCGCGCGGAGCTAGAGCGGCCGGGCGGCGTGCTGGTTGGAGTGAATGCGGGAACGCTGGCGCTTGGCGGAGCATCCGAGTTCGAGAGGTTTGGCGGGGTCATGATGTTGATGGGCGCGCAGAACAGCGACCGGCGCATTGATGTCTTGGCGGACCTGCGCGCGGTGCGCGTGCAAAAAGAAGCGCGCGTCTATAGCCTTGGGCAGTAGTGATGTGAGGTCGGCGAGGCCATGAGCGGAGTCACGGTGTCCAACGGTAAGGCTAGCGTGGTCAAAGACCCGGACGCGCTGCTTGACTACACGTTTGACTGGACGGAGTGGCTAGAGGGGCACACGCCAGCAGACACCATTGCGAGCGCCGTTGTGACTGTCACCGGCTGCACGCTGGTCACATCAAGCGTGGTGGCCCAACAGAAGGTGGTTGCGTGGATCGGCGGCGGGGTGGTTGACGTTGCCGCATCCGCGACGTGCCGCATCACCACGGCAGGCGGGCGGATCGATGACCGAACGCTCACGCTGAAGATCAAGGAGAGGTAATGGCCTACATCACCGCGCAACAGTGGCGAGACAGATTCGGCGAGGACGAGTTCACCCAACTGACGCGCGACGAGGTTTCGGTGTTCAATGGGGCCGTTGCCGATGCCGACGCCATGATCGACGCGCACCTTGCAACGCGCTACGCGTTGCCGTTGTCCAATGTGCCCGCGCTGCTGGTGGGCCTGTCCGGAGATCTTTCGCGTTACGCCCTCTATGACGAGAGCCCGCCAGACGTCGTGACGAAGCGGCGGGATGCGGCCATCGAGGTGCTCAAGTCTATTGCCAGCGGCGAGCTCGCCCTTCCGGGCGCCCAAAGCGTTTCCGAAGCCTCTGGGCCCGTCATGTTTGCCAGCTACAGCGCAACGCGCCTCTTCACGCAAGACACGCTGGCGGAGTTCGTGTGGCGTCCCGTCTGATTATCAGAGTGCAGCGCTCTGGTGCCGACAGCGCCCTGGAGAAGCTGCGGCGCGTGAGCGCTGACATGCGCCCCGTTTACGGGGCAGTGGGCCGCGCGATGCTCACCAGGGTGCAGATGTGCTTCCGGTCAGCCAAGAGTCCGTGGGGAGACCCGTGGGCGCCTCTGCGGTTTCGCGCGATCCGGCGCAACAATGAGGGTACCAGCGCAAGCCGCACCGGCAGGCAACAGGCGCTGGCGAACGCTCGCGGCACGCCGGGGCAACCGCTGCGCGACACCGGGCGCCTCATGCGCAGCTTTGTGTCTGAGCCTGATGCAACCGGGGTGACGGTTGGCACCAAGGCGCGCACGAAGTCTGGCGCCCCCTATGCTGCCGTCCACCAGTTCGGCGCGACCATCTTCCCGAAGAAAGGCAGGTTCCTCGTGTTCCCCGGGCCTGACGGAGGTCTGATTTTTGCCAAGCGTGTGACGATACCGGCGCGGCCGTTTTTCCCGCAGAGATCACGTGGCGCCCCAGTGATCCTGCCGCCCGCGTGGGCTCGCTCGGCGGTGCAGGCGTTGCGCGCCGCGTACCTTCGGGCCGCTGGAGCTGGCGACCGTGTTTAAGGACCAGGAAGCGGCAATCGTGGCGCGGCTGCGCGAGCGGCTGGCCGAGGACGTCAGGACGCGCCGATCGTGACCGGTGCCGGCTGGACGCGCGGACGGTAGTTGGGCTCGAGCGCGATCTGCAGCGGCAGGCGCTTCCCGGTGGGGTCGCGCGGCAGCTGGTCGTTGTCGATCACCTTCTGGATCGCCATGATGCCCTCGATGAGCATCTCCGGGCGCGGCGGGCAGCCGGGGATGTAGACGTCCACCGGGATGTACTGGTCGACGCCCTGGACGACCGCGTAGGTGTCGAAGACGCCGCCGGTCGAGGCGCAGGCGCCCATCGAGATCACCCACTT